TAAAAGATGAAAGACAAACCCAACAGATTATTTCTGTAAATAATGATTTGAAAGCACCTGTGACTCCAATGGGACATGGAGATGCTTTCTTTTCTATTGCTATGGCTGTTCAAGCGGCTTGGGAAACTACGATTTTTAAATATGAAACATTAGGTAGCACCTCAGATTGGATTGACGCAGTAGCTCCGGGAGAAACTCCTGAAAGTAGGTCTGATCCAGATGGTTCAAAGCAAGCGGCTTTTAGGAAATTAGAAAAAGCATTGCCCGATCAGAATAGAGTAGATGAAGAAATAGTAGAACGTCTTAACCCTGATTGTTCCGATGACCTTTGTCAGCCAAATTTTTGGGTAACGGAACGTAAATTATGTTTATACTGTGGATACAGAGGATAGGAGAAATAGACCATGACCACACAATCTTTAACCGCAATCCTAAATGAAATACCAGTTTCCCTGAGTCCGCAAGCAGAAGTAGTTGCTCAAAAAAGGTACTTCCTTAAGAACACTGAAAATACTATTATTGAAAATGCTTCGGCTATGTTTAGAAGAGTTGCTAATGCTGTTGCTTCTACAGAAAAACAGTATGGTAAATTAGATATTGATGTCCAATTAACTGCTAATGACTTTTATACAATTATGTCTAATTTAGATTTTCTTCCAAATTCCCCAACTTTAATGAATGCAGGTACTGAACAAGGAACGTTATCTGCATGTTTTGTATTACCCTTAGAAGATAGTATGGAGGGGATAATGAAAGCCGCTTCTGATACTGCTATGGTACAAAAATTTGGTGGCGGTACAGGATTTGCTTTATCTAATTTAAGACCTAAGGGAGATAGAATTAAAACCACACATGGAGTTTCTTGTGGGCCAATTGAAGTTTTGAAAACATTATCTCGTGTTTCTTCTATGATTACACAAGGGGGTAAGCGTGACGGAGCAAACATGGCTGTTATGGATGTACATCATCCCGATATCCTTGAATTTATTGACTGTAAAAAAATAGAGGGAACAATACATAATTTTAATATTTCAGTTGGAGTAACAGATGATTTCATGAAAGCGGTCAAAGCAGGTATAAGTTACCCACTAATTAACCCACGTAACAAGGAAGTTGTTGGGAATTTAGATGCTCGTGAAGTATTTGATAAAATTGTTCAGGGGGCACATCGAAATGGAGAACCCGGAATGATTTTTCTCGATGCAATTAATAGAGATAATCATGTCCTTTCTAAGTATGGACGTATGATTGCTACCAATCCTTGCGGAGAACAACCGTTGTTAGGTAACGAATCTTGTAATTTAGGATCAATTAATGTAGCTAATTTCTTTACATCATCAACTTTTACGACATCAGAGGAGCCATCATTAGATTGGAATGAGAATATTGATTGGGCAGAACTAGGTAAAGTTGTAAAAATTGCAGTACGTTTCTTAGATAATGTTATTGATGCAAATTATTATGCCACTCCAGAAATTGAGCATATGACTAAAGATACCAGAAAAATTGGACTTGGCGTTATGGGTTTTGCTGATCTTCTTATCCAACTACGAATTGGTTATGATACAGAAGAAGGACAAGCAGTTGGAGAAATGCTTATGGGTTTCATTCAAGATGTTGCTGATAACGAATCTCGTAATCTAGCAGAAGAAAGAGGCGTTTTTCCTGCATGGGAGAGTAGTGATTATTTTATATATGAGGGAAATAAGCGAGTAGCTCCTGAAAGATATAGGAATGCTTGTCGATTAACGGTAGCTCCTACAGGAACAATTTCAATGCTTGCAAATACTTCAAGTGGTATAGAACCTACGTTTGCTTTGGCATGGCGTAAAATGAATATTCTAGAAGGAGAAACCTTATATTATATCAATAAATATTTTGAAAAAGATGCTCGAACTTATGGATTTTATTCCGAAGAATTGATGGAAGATATCTCTAACGGAGGGGCTATTAAGAATAGATCGGACATACCAGACTGGATAAAGAAAGTTTATATTACCGCAGGAGATATTTCACCAACAAACCATGTAAAAATGCAAGCAGCTTTTCAAGGTTCGTGTGATTCAGGGATTTCTAAAACTATTAATTTCCCCAATCACGCAACTATTGAAGATATATATCTTGCTTATATGACTGCGTGGGAATCTAACTGTAAAGGTATTACTGTTTATCGATCAGGCAGTAGAGAAAAAGAAGTTTTGGTTAAAACTGAATCGGCTAAACAAGGAGTATTTGATGGATTTGAATCCGTTGAAGAAGCTTGTTGCGAAAACAGTCTTATTATTAAAGAAAATGGATGTGTAATGTGTAAAATGTGTGGCTGGAGTAAATGCCATATAGCGTAAATTTGTATTTAATTAGTATAATATAATAGTAAAAGTAGGAGAATAGTTATGACAATGGGAAATATCCTTAGAGAACGGGATGAACAGTATGTTGCCAATAGAGATGAATCTGGAACATGGAGAATTCTTGATACGTGGCATGATGCATTAAAAACGGTAAATCCAGAGGAAGATATTGATGATGAAAATGAGGCAGTAACTCTTTTATCAGAAGGAGCTTTTATTTCTTTGATGAAAGAAGCCGGTAGAATGGGAATATTAGATAATGTTTCTGAGTCTAGTGGACGTTCAAGTGAAGAAATAGATGAAGTAATTACAAATTATAACGCTGCACAAGAAAAACTAAGGACGTTAGAACGTGAAATCGTTGAACAGAAAGATGAACTCGCTAAATCAAGAGTTCAATCACAGCATTTTTATATAAAAGAAAAAGCTATGGATACTGTACTTAAATTAGCTGGAATGGATACAATAGTTTCACAAAACTTTAATAACTTAGGTAAGGACTAATTTATGAAATTAGCTGAATATATGCCTGAAATGCCCGGAATGGCACAGCAGATGATCGATATGAATGAAGGACTAAACTTTATTCAATTGATGAAGGCACAAGGAGATAAAGGAAGTGCTCCATCTATCGGGCTAGATCATATTGTAAATACATGGGTTCGCCACCAAATGGCATACAGGCAACAGCTTGTACAAGATTTACAAATGATATCGTATTCTGTTGCAGAAGTTAGAACGGCAATAGGACATATTACAGGAGAAGTTTTTAGACGAGGTATAGAAATTCATCCAACAGCGGATAAGGCTGATCGTTCTCAATTAGAATATTTTGAAACATTTTTAACAGATGCTAACGTATTTGATCAAAGTTTAGAAGCTGTTTTAAAACAATTCCATACGGATATAAATACCGTGGATGATGGATTTTTATATTTAGTAAAAGAGTATTACGACGACGGTAAAAAGATACGATCTAAAGTAAAAGAAATACGTAGGCTAAACCCTGCTCTTATAGAGTTTGATCTTGACCAAGCAGGAATACCAAAAAATTCTCATTTTATTTGTCCTATGGATCGAAATGATGTGGAAGATACTCCGGGAAAATCGAAAAAAGGTTATAAACGTGTTCCTGCAATGTATAAATATTTCCATAGAAATCAACATCTCTATCTAAGAGATACAGAAATTATTCATGTTTCTAAATTTTCTCCGTCTGAAACATATGGTTGGTCGCCAATTTTAACTATATTTGAAAAAGCATTAACATTAATTGGTATGGATAAAAATCTATATCGATATTTCTTTGAGCGTAAGATGCCCGCATCTATGCTTATGGTTACAACAGATGATGCCGAAAGTTTACGTAAGGAACGGGAACATATTGCGGCTGCGACTCGCTTAGACCCTAACTACATTCCAATGGTAGCGGTATCTAGCCGTAACCAAAGAGGTCGGGTAGATTTAGTTAGACTGTTCCATACCTTACAGGAAATGGATTATTTACCAGTTAAAGAGGAAATTAGAGAACGTGTGGGTGCTGTATGGGGTGTGACCCCTGCATGGCAAGGTGCTCCAGAAGCGTTTGGAGGGCTATCTACCCAGACACAACAACTTGTTGTTATGAGTCGAGTAGTTGAATCTGATCAACGTTTGTTCCACGAAAAAGTTTTTCCTAAGTTACTTAAAGCTTTTGGGATAACGGATTTTGAATTACTTCTCCCAACCCCTGAAGAAAAAGCTGAAGCTACTAGAATTAGTTTTGCCCAACAACGAATTGGAATTGCAAGTCAATTTGCCCAATTAGGATTTGATTTAAAATTAAAAGAAGATAATGTTCCAATAGAAGAAGCAGAATTTATGGTTAGTGGAGAAATGGCTCAGATGACTCAGATGCAAGCTCAAGGACAAGCATTGCAACTTCAACAACAAGTTCAACAAGCTGAACAGATGGAACAACAACAAGAAGCTATGGCAGGTGGAGGTGGTGAAGAAGGCGGTGGTGCAGAAGGTGGTGGGGGTGAAGAAGCTTTGCCAGAAATTCAAGCGATGGAAAAATCAATACCAGCTTCTGAAAGGAAGTTTAAAGGACGTACTGGGGGTAGAACACCAGACTATAATGATAAAACTCCTTTAGAGGAACGTGATATAGATGAATGGGCAGATAAACGTAAGGAGAAAGCCGAAGATCGTGCTTGGGGGTTAGAAATAACTAAAACATGGGTTCAATCTTTAAATGAACAAGGTTTTACGGCTCCAATTATAAAA